TTCAGGGTGAGCAAAGTCAACCGTAAATAGGTACTTACCAGGGTGCCATTTCTTGTCTTTTCCTATGTATTTACCGGCCTGTGCTTCTAGGATATCCCAAGTATGAACAGAAGGATAATAACTGAAACAATTCCATAGCTGAAGCTCGTCCAATCTACGCCTAGGTACATCGGTAGGTTTAAAACCACGTTGTATAAACGCCGTAATGGGGAGACGATAAAAGATTGCACCATTCTCCATGATAGCGTGAAAAAGAAGAGACTTGCCCGTAATGGAACTAATACCAAAGATAATGCAATCTTCAACTTCACCATGATGACTCTTAAGATCATATAAATACTCCTTTCTTATTTGAGCGTATTCTACAGGAATGTTTGCGTTTAAGTAAGCCATAATTATACATCTTTATTAAAAAATATACTCATTGTAAACCGATATGCAGGACCTATCAAGTTTTGTGATTTGATTGTGTGCGGTATCTTGCCATCGAATATAACCATTCTGTTTGGTGTGTATGGACTGCAAAGCTCCACAGTCTTTCTATCTTCCTTATAGAATATAGTCTCGCCACCCCACTCTGGATTCCAAGTTATGTTTGCATAGTACAAAGCAACTATTTGATCTGGATGCATATGTATAAAATTTATGTCCATGGGTTTGGTTAGATTGATAATACATTTATCATAGTGTTTTTCTGATAGCTGCAGCTCTTCCAAAAGAGGTGGTAATACTTTTATTTTATCTACATCTTCTTTGCTGTATTCACTGTGTATATTTGGATAAGCTCTGTGTTGTGGTTCATCACTGTCTTCCCATCCTATTTTATACAAAGACTTCATTATAAAATTAAATATAAATTGTGACTGATCGTTTGGATAAAAGTTATTTAGTGTTTTGATCATAAATATCTCCCCAAGAATTACCGAACTCGTAATCAACTTTATTGGGAACTTTTAAGTTTACAGCGTTCTCCATGATTTTAATTATACGTTTTGCTTCGTTATCATCTTTCACAGATATATCTAACTCATCATGTATCTGTATGTGTGGTACAATACCTTCGTTATATAAATCTACCATCGCTTTCTTTGTCATGTCTGCAGCAGATCCTTGTATAAGTTTATTCAAAGCTTTGTATGTAAACGCTCTACGTATGTGCTCTAGTCGATATGTTGATACTGCTTCGTTAAAATCCATAGGTTTGTGCATACCAAATGCTTTTGGTTCCCATTTATTAAACCTACATCTACGTCCTAACAAAGTTCCAATAGATCCAGATACTTGTGCAAGCGTTGATGTAGAGTGCATCAACTCTTTAACAAAAGGTACGCTCTCGTGATATTGATTGAATAGATCGTCTGCCTCTTCTTTTGTGCTCAATCCTAATTCTGCTTGTAATTTTGCTTTACCCATACCATAGAATAATCCTAAATTAATTGTCTTTGCCTGTGTTCTAGATATGTTTGCCATGTCAGCTACAGTTTGGTGAAAGTCTACATCATTGTCTTCAAATCGTTTTACAATTTTTTCTACAGAAGGGTCATAACATATTGGTTCAGTGCTGGCTGCATAGTGCACAACTAGTCTTGGTTCTTGTTGACTGTAATCAAAACAACCCCACTTGTGTCCTTCTTCTGGTAAAAACAAAGAACGAATCATAGGGCCAAGATCTTTGTTTCTTGCAGGTATTTGTTGTAGGTTTGGATTTGAATAACTAAATCTACCGGTGACAGTGCCACCTTGGTCAGATCTTATAGGGTTTATATCTGCATGTATTCTACCTCTGTAATTATGTTTTAGTATTGTGTCTATGAAAGTTGTGTGTGCCTTGTTTATCTCTCTTGCTTTTGCTATACTTTTTACGACAGGATTATCATGTGTGGAAAGGAAATTTTTTGTAAATGAAGGTGACTGCGTTTTCTCGGTTTTGGCGTACTTTAAGGACAACTTGTCGAACACTTTGGCGATCGATCTTGCTGCCCATATTTGAACATCTATTCCTGTTTCTTTTTTTACTTGCAATAGGATTGACTCTTCCTGTGATAGTAACTGCTTCTTCAATTTATGAGCACGTTCTACGTCGACACGAACGCCTTTAAATTTCATATCTATCAAACACGGAAACAGTTGAGATTCTAAATCAAATATCTCTACAAGATTCTTTGCTTGTATTTCTGTAGATAATCTTTTGAACAATTCTAATGTAAGATACGCATCTTGTTCTGCATAACTACCAACATACATTGCAGGTAGTTTATATAACTCTGCCTTTGGATCTATACCCCATGCTTCTGCAGCTTCTTTCAAAGACTTTTCATCTTTTGTTTTTCTTAAATAATCATATGATATACTATTCAATGTATACCAAAGTCTGTTTTCATCTATCAAAGATGCCATCAACATAGTATCCATGATGTGACCATTGATAGGTATGCCATACGCTCTAATCCAACATACGTCATACATTGCGTTGTGAAATATTTTGTAAGAGTCTGTTGCACAAACTTTCTTAAACCATTCTAAAACAATTCTTCTATCTAAGTTACCACCACCCTCGTGTGCAATAGGGTAATAACCTTTCCATCCTTCTGTTGCCACAGCTATGCCAACAATCTCTCCGTGTCCTTGTATGGCACCAGATCCTTTTGATCTTAGGTTTGGGTCTTTTGTTTCTAAATCGATTGCAATATATTTTTCTCCTGACAGATCAGGAAAACTATCTGGACAATCCCATTCAGTTTGAACTGTAAACATTATTTCTTTTTCGTATCTTTTAACTTTAGTATTTCTAATTCACAATAATGAATTATCTTCTCTAGATCTTCTATCTTATTTTTAGATAAATATCTACATACATATTTCACAACACAGCCCTGGAAGAACGATAGATTATTTTTTGAAATAAACTCGTACGGCTGAATGTGAAAATTTTTGTAATGGCTCCCACCTACCTGCCTTGATTGTGGAAATGCTTTGGCCATATCATCTTCGCTTGTCATACTATTGGTGCTCCTATGTTATATTGATATTCGTAATACTGACTGCATACGAATAGATTTTCTTTTGCTCTTGTCACTCCTACATACCACGTACGATGCTCTGGATCTGGATTGTTTCTGGACGAATCATAGATAATTTTTTCAGTGTCTGTAAACAAAGCCACATTATCTGCCTCATCTCCTTTTGCTCCGTGTATTGTAGATAGTCTTATTCTAGCTGGCTTCATCAAAGTGTCACCAGACTCTAATAATTTTTTTATGTATAGTTTGCTCTGTTCTGGAAAGTTAAGTATCTCCCAGCTGCCCGACGCTAGCAACCCGTGGTGTTCTCTCAATCCTTCTAGATTTATTGAGTCAACACCTTTCAATGTTTTACCGCCAGCAAAACCTCTTTTGATGTGTCCTTTCTTTACAAGAAGAAAGTCCCAAAGATCACCCACATCGTCTTCACTTACAAATCCTCCTTCGTTCAAACGTTTCCAAACTCTGTATGCATTTAACATTTTAGGTGGTAGTAGTTGTTGGGCTTTTGATTCAAATCTTAAATTCATTCTGTATAAATGATCACGTAATGGTTCTAACATTTTATTTGTTCGAGTCAATACTAGCCAATGATCTTTATGTAGAGGTAGTTCTGTAAAACGTGCATTCATATCTACAGATCCCTCTCTGTCTGCAGGCAGCCATTCTTTTTTTAAACGTTGACCCATATGTGGGAAGATACTTGTTGCTAGTCTATGTACAGCTCTTGGAACTCTGACAGACTGCACCTGTGGATCAAACGTACCTTTTAGATCTATAAATATCTTTGCTGAAGCCCCTTGAAAATTAAATATGGTTTGATCATCATCCCCTGCAATGTATGAACGAGCACACTTACTTTCTATGTAAAAGAACATGTCCCATTGCAGAGGACTTAGATCCTGGGCTTCATCGAGGAAAACACATTGTAGTGGTGGACAACGGTCCTCCTCGACAAACTTGGAAATCATATCAGAGAACTCAACCATGTGTGTGCTCTCTTTGTATGTTTTTAAATCTTCAGCTATTTGTTCTGTCAACCATATGTCTACGGTGTATTGTAAATCTAAATACATGGCAGCTTCTTCAATGGTTGTCTTTTTATTCCTAGCTAATTCTATAATACGCATGTGTGGGTTTTGATGTTCTACATGTCCGTTAACACTTATTCTTGATTCAAAGTTTAGATTAGAACAGATTCTAGAAAAGTTTTTGAAACCCTTCCATTTATCTCCTGTAAGTAATTGTGTCTTTGTATTGATATTAGATTCTCTGGTGCCCATAGAATGCATTGTACTTACATATACTTTACCGTTCTTTATTCTTTCTTTGGCTACCTTAGCTGCTACATTACTAAAAGCTATGTACGCAATCTTGCTAGGATCGGTGCCCTGTTTCAGTTCTTTATCTAGGTAATTCATAAGTGTATGTGTCTTACCTGTGCCCGGAGGTCCTGGTATGATTGTTCTATGCAAAAGGTGGCTCCTTCATTTTATCTTTTCTTGTGTTGGGTTTATCTAGTCTGACTGTAGGTAACGACATATATCTTGTGCTCTTACCTTCTATCTTGCCTGTGATTTCTTCTGCATCAAACAATGTTTCTAACATCCTTGCTGTCTTTTGTTTCTGATATTTCTTTGTGTCCCAGATCTTTGTTCTTACTACATACTTCCAAAAGTCTTTGAATTTAAAATAACTTACGCCATCCTCTGTGTATGACAGTCCACGTAATACATCTTTCCAATCTTTGCCTGGTATTTTGTTTATGTATTCTCCTAGTAATTCTTTTAGTTGTACATCTATCTTTGTAGACTCTGGAGCTTCGATAGGTATTGTGTCTTTCAATAATTTATTTATTAACTTTCTCCATACTAGTTTTGCAATGGGAGGCATAGCTTGATTTATTTGTTCTAGACATTTGAGAGAGAACCGATCTGGTTCGTGCAAGTCCTGTGATTCTACTTCTACAACTTCTTCACCAACAGTCACATAATACAATGGTGGATCAGAGTCATACTTTTGTATTTCTTTTATCTCTACTTCAGGAACACCATCACCCACACCATATTCTTGCATGACACACTTCTTAGAATTACAATAAGATGCAATAGGTTCATCTTTACATTTGTAATTATAATCTTTGCCATCAATAGATTTAATTAATGTATCTATTTCTTTTTTATCTAACGGTGGTTCACAATAAGAATCATTGTATTTAAATATTTCTATTTGCCATTTGTCAGGAAATCTTTTCTTACAATACACACCAAAGTTATACATGGCGTTGTTTCTTTGACCGTTGGGTATTCCCTGTTTAGCTAGTGTAACCAAACATGGTGGCGCACCTTTGAGTAGATTGTCAACAACTTTTTCTTCTTGTATGGTTAATTTTGATAATTGATCTTCTGTAAGTTTTAGTTTACTATGCGCTTCAAAAAATTGAATTAGGTCCATAGCTGACCCATCATCTTTAATTGCATATCTCGTAGACAACGAAGCGTTGTGATAAGGTAAGTTTAAAAAACTACCAGTGCCACCTTTGCTCATGTCTACTTTATTTTGTTTTGGAAATATTTCTGCGTTGGCATAACCTAGTTTGGCTGCCATCTCTTTTAGTTTGCCTCTGAATAACGCTGCAGGCACAAATGTATCTGTAAATAAAAATACGTGTGCACCACCAGATTTAGATCTACACACTAATAATGGAAACTTATATTCTCTTATCTTAGTAATTAATTGTTTGTGATCAAAACCTTGATACACATCTATGTCTATACAGGACCACTTACATTTATTTTGTTCGTTTATGGGTATGATACCAAGAGCAGGATCTTTACCCATCAAATGATCCATGAACATTTGTTTGGTAGGTCTTTGTTTTATTATAAAAGATTTTGTTTTGTGCTTTCCTCTTTCGTCAAACTCTTCTGTCTTTCTAGTTTGACCGTATGCACTATATGAACCTTCAAATATATTTATAAATTTATCTACGTCTGTCATCACCACTATGCTTTTGGAGGCGGGACGAAGCAACGAACCGCCCCCAAAACTTGTTATGCCTTGTTTCTGATGTTTTCGTAGAACTTCTTAGCTCGTTCGTACATTTTAGCATCTTCCAACATTCCAACTTTTTCTACGTTGTAGCCATACCATTGATTACCTTTTCCTGTATTTAGTACAGAAGATAATCTGTATATGTGGCTAAACGATGGTGGAGTGTATGGTCCATCTTTTCCATCTAAACTAATAGACTTCATCATGGAGTTCCATTTTCTGCTAATCTTACCTTGAGACGAACTCATAGATATCATGGCAGTTTCAGAACCTTTGTCACCAAGTATGATCACAAAGTGCTGACCAACAGTCAAAATGTAATTACCATTTTGCAATCTGTCTTTACCATCAGGGCCTTTTGTAGTTTTTTCTAGAACATCCGAAGAGTCTGGAAAGATATTTTCAGGTCTACCTGAACCTGTTCCATAATCTGCCCACTCTTGGAACTCTAGTTTATAATGACATGGAATAACTTGTATCCCTTTGTCACCATCATATAACTGTTTCGTAACAGTATTTAAGAACATACCTGGTTCAGCACCTTCAATGTAATTTTGATTACGTTTCTGTGCTTCGCTAGATCCGTTCTGTAAAAGTTTTAAGATAGGTGGAGCCAGACTTTCTGTCTTCACATTCTCAAAACCTTTTTGTGCATCTGCCTCAAATAAACCTGCAGATGGTAGGTTTGCTTTTTTAGTGGCTACTTGTTTCGCGTCACTCATTTCTAGTTTCTCCTTGTTATTTTTGTTTGGTTACCCTCAAACGGTTTGAATAGCTCAGAAGGAACATCTTTACCATTTTCAAGACGTTCTCTTACTAGAGCTTTTAGAGTCATAGGGTTTACACCAATCTTTTGAACCGGCTCAAACCCTTG